GCAATGGCTAAAGAGGTCGCCAGGATCTTGCAACTTTCAAATAAAGGGGCCGGTGTAGCCGGTGGCCCGTTTGCCGTTGGTGTCGTTTCGGATCCGAATAATCCCAATAGAAGATAGTGCCAAGAGATACCGAGCGGCTAGGCCGTAGCGGAGAATATATAGTAGCCGCATATTTGTCGCTTTATAGCGACACAGTTTCCATAATTCCACACGGATCACACGCCGACATAATTGCCGAGTTTGAAGATCAGTTATTAAAATTCCAGGTTAAGTCTGTCAGAATGCAGAGGCGTAAATATAAGACAAAACAAAACAGAAAAGATAAGGCCAGGAGTGGTTGGCTTATGGATATGAGGCGTAGCGGGAACACCCTGGATAGAAATTATCGTGGTAGTGTTGATATTTTTGCTTTATATATAGTCCCCCTGGGGAAGCTATTATTCCATCCGGCTATTGATGGAATAAGCAAAACATTTAGTGACCGATTCGTTGCCAATGTAGATTCTGAGGAAATGCTTTACAATTCTGTTAAACAGGCCCTCAACAAAGGTAATGAGTGACTTTGTGATCACAAAAATTTTTCGCAGTTTTCCAGGCTTCGGAGAGATGGGTGAGTGGTTGAAACCGGCTCCCTGCTAAGAAAAAGATTTAATCGGTTTCCGTACTAGATTTCCCGCCATTTATGAGCAAGTGTCCTGGTTATGGCTTGGCCCATAACTATTGCTAACCCTACCAAGTTATGCCTGGTTATTGGCAAAAGCCTCAACATAAACTCAACAAGGAGAGAGTGATGAGTCAAATTAAAAAGCTACACTTAACGCAAAGCGAGATAGATATGCTTAGTAATATTCTAAACCGCTTATATGAACGCAATAAGTGCCAGGGCCGAAAGGATTTAAACTGGCTTAACTTTAATCATACGAGAAAGTATGTAAAGCAAGTCGCCCAGGAGAAACCTTTAAAACTTATCGATTAGGTTGAGTAGACTTCAACAAGGGAAGTCGAGCTATAATACGCCTTTATTAACCATTTTTCATTTAGAGGAGTTTATTATGAAAAATATACACAAAAAGGAGGCCGAGCTAATTAGGCAACTGTTAAAAGCAGAATTACCGGCCATTTTAAAAAAACATAACCTTAACTTTGAGCTAGGCAACGCCGTTTATGACGGATCCTCGGTCAAATTTAATGGCTTTAGACTTTCAACTGCCGATGCCAAAACACCGGCTATGAAAGAACTTGATAGGGAAAATGAATTTAGAAAACAAATAAATTCAGCGACCATATTAAGAACGGGCATCAATTATAAAGACGGCAACAAAACTTATCACTTGGTTGGCTATAAACCAAGGGCAAGAAAAAAGCCTTATATAATTGAATGCTTGGAAAGCGGCGACCACTATGTTGTCACAGAAAAATATGCCGAGGAAATGTTTGGCGGCCCTAACCCGGATTTTGATAAATCTAAGTTAGATTATCAGCCAAAAGTAGTAGGCTAACCCAAAATTAAGGCCCGGCAATGTCCGGGCCTTTTTTTTCGCATAAAAACAGAGGAGTTAAAAATGCAAACTAGAAAAACAGATAACAAAAATACTAACCTGGTTATGATCACACGCCATTTTAAGGACGATATTTCATTGCCAACTTATACAACCTATTATGCAAAACTGTATGAAAAGGGCCGCAAAAACCCCAGGTTAAAAAAAATAGGAATATCAACCGAGCAAGTTAGCCTGGCGGTTATGCGGGAACGATGCCGCTTGTACATTGAGGAACACGGCCGTTTCGGTAGGTCAAGCCACACACTTGACCAGGCTTTTTATGAAATCTATTTAGGCGAACTAAAAAAGAAATCAGCTAAAACAATCGACGACATAAAAAGAAATTATGAAAAAGATATAAAGCCTCATTTTGGCAAAATGCTTATGAGCGATATTGATTCGCCAATGATATTGTCCTGGTTTAATAAATTAACCGAACGAACTGAGGGCGGGGCCAACCATTGTTTGTCAATTTTAAAAGCTATGTTTACTTTATGTATGGCCCTAGGGGTTTGTAAACACAACCCTTGTTTGCCTATTAAGAAGAACCCGGACAAGGAAAGAACTAGGTCATTTACCCAGGGGGAACTAATTGCTTTTAGGGCCGCATTAAAAGAAGCTAAGTCCAGGTCAATTTATGCCTGGAGTTTTATTATGCTAATGTTTTTGACCGGGGCCCGAAAAGGCGAATTAGCCAGGGCAACTTGGGGCGATATAAAGGGCGAAAGCATAGTTTTAACGGATCACAAAACCAAACATAAAACCGGCAAGGATAGATATATTTATTTAAACGACCTTGCAAAAGCCGTAATAAATAATTTACCAGTTGGCCAGGATCACGAAACAATTTTAAAAATTAAGGATCCTAGAACTGTTTGGGAAACTATGATGCGAAAAGCAAATATAAAAGATTTTAGAATGCACGACTTAAGGCACAATTTTGCCTCGGCCGGTGTAAATAGTGGCTTAGATATTATTAGAACGGCCGCATTAACGGGCCATATGAGTTTGAATTCTATGAAAAGGTATCAAAGGCCTAATATTGAAAGGAAGTTAAAAGACACAAAAATAATTGAAAATCAATTAACCAATTAATTTGTTTCCCTGGCTATCTCTTTTATATTTAGTTTCTAATTCTAAATCGATATAGTGCTTGGCTTTTAATAAGTCTTGCACTTTATCGTCCTCGTTGCCTTTATCCCGGCAAATATATTTCACAACATTACCTAGGCAATAACTAAGTTTGTTGGCCAAAATAAATTTAATTGGTTGGATCCCTAAGACTTTGTAATGTCCCCCGCCTACTTGAACATCACTCGCAGAAATTTTTTTTTTCGACAATTTTTCCATCCTGGCTAATTATTTTCATTGATCAATTATAAGATAGTACGGAATTTAATAACAGTTAGTGCAAACATTATCCGCAATTTTTTTTAATTAATTTCTGTCGTCTACTTGCTTTTTGAATCCGACATAGGTCATAATTTGGCCTCATAAGGTTTCACATAACTAGCGATGGAAAAAATTATAGGATGGAAAGCTCTATAAAATTATTAACAACTAAAGAGGTCGCCGCCTTTTTAAAGATCAGTCCAGTGACTTTAGAAATGTGGAGAGCCGAAAACAAAGGCCCAAAATTTATCAAAGTGGGCCGCTATGTGAGATATAGCACGACTGATTTAGCAGAATATGTGAGGAGACAAACCCGTGGAACTGATCCAGGCCAATAGGATTTATGTAGTTATGCCAAGTAAACACGCAATGTGCTCCCCGTCCGCTTTCAATCGTTGGGCCAACTGCCCGGCATCAGCAAAACAAAACCAAATTTTTAGAGGCGAGTCGTCATATGCGGCCGTTGAGGGAACTGTCTGCCACGAAATTGCAGAAATGGGTTTAAAAGAATTAGTCCAGGGAATTAGCCTGGAGGATTATTGGTTAGGCCGTGACGTAGAGGTCGATAATATAAATGTAAAAGTCACACAGACTTTAATCGACACCGCCAAAGTCCATATAGAATATTGTAGAGAGCGAGAGAGAGAGCTAGAGGGCCGTCTCCTTATTGAAGAGCAAGTCGAAATGAATGAGATTAGCGACGCAGTTTGGGGCACGAGCGACACCTTAATACTTTCAAAAAAGGAATTTAACACGATTGAGATCGTGGATTTTAAGGCCGGAAAGTGGCCTGTCAAAGTGGACAATAATCCGCAACTCAAAATATATGGATTAGGTGCCCTTAGTCGTTATGGCAACGAAAATACTAAGATCATAATGACTATTGTCCAACCAAGGACGCCTGGCAAAAAACCTAAAATAAATTCTGCCGAGACAACGGCCGAGGCTTTAGTCGATTGGGGTTATTCAACCTTAAAAGACGCCGTCGAGCGTTGCCTGGAGGATGAACCCGTTTACAAGGCGGGGGATTGGTGTCGTTTTTGTGCTTATAAAGAACATTGCGACGAATTCAATAACACTTTTACTAAGGAGTAAATATGAGTGGAAATACCGATAAGCCGAAGTTCTCGGCCTCCTGGGATGAGCCTTGCTTAACCAGGACAGAGGATGACGGATCCAAAACTGAATGGTATGAGAGAGACCTTAGTGGGCCCACAATGCAAATTATGGCCGACCTACTTTCTTATATTGATCAGTCAAGTAAGCTGATGTCACAGTTTGAGAATGCTCAAGTCATTGTGCAACATATGGCATCGTTAAATAAAAACCAGGAACTACTATTTGAAAAATTAGTAGCTAACAACCAGGGCAAGAAAATTGTCGAAGGTGCCGGGACTATGCAAGTAGTGTCAAAAATTAATGGGGGTAAAAATGAGCCTAAGTGATATTAGAAAAAAATCAAAACTCAAGCCTCCAAGATTACTGATCTACGGAACTGCCGGAGTTGGTAAAACTAGTTTTGGGGCCTCAATGGATAAAAGTATATTTTTACTTGCCGAGGATGGCCTGGGAACTATTCAAGCAGAACACTTTCCGGTGGCGAAATCTTGGGAAGAGTTTAAAGGACGCCTGGAGACATTAATAAAAGAGGATCACGAATTTAAATCCTTAATTATTGATTCAGTTGATTGGTTAGAGCCTCTTATTTGGAAATATGTTTGTGATAAAAATAAGTGGGCCAACATTGACTCGCCTGGATATGGCCGAGGTTTCACGGCCGCTTTAGATGTGTGGCGTGAATATACCGACTTGCTTTCAATATTAAGAGAGCAAAAAGGTATGGTCATATGTCAAATTGCTCATTGCATTATTAAGCGACACGAGGATCCGGAGACGGAAGCATATGACAGGTACACAATAAAATTAAATCAAAAGGCCTCGGACTTGCTCCAGGAGAATAGCGATTGCGTTTTATTTATGTCCTATAAAAAAGGTACAGTCAAAACTCAAGGCAAAGGCGGTAGCAATGTCAAAGTGGTAAGCGGCGACAGAGTTATTTATACCGAGGAAAGAGCAAGTCACTTGGCAAAAAATAGGTATCAATTACCTTATGAAATGCCGTTTGATTGGCAAAAAATTCGTGCCGAAATTGCCTCTAATGCAAAACCTAAAGAGTCGGAAGCTAATGCAGACTAACGATGATTTAGAAATGGCCAGGCAAGACCAGGCTATTGAGTTTGCAAAAGAGCAAGACTTAGAAATCATAAAAGCAAAAGTGCAAGAGGCTTATAGGCTTCTTGTGCCTTTTGTTGAAAAGTATGGCGGACAGTTTCAAACAGACTTTCCGCACGGCTTGATTGATGAGTCTCAAGATTTATTAACCAAAATCCGAGAGTTTGTAAATTTCATAGAGGACTATGAAAATTATGATCTTGGATAATTTATAAGGAG